TGGAGAGATATTAGAAAAAATTACAGTAAATGATATTGTGATAAGGAATGCAGGAATAAAGTCAGAAATGGTGGAAGGGGCTGTAATGTGTACTGTAGATTATATAGTCTATTATACCAAAACGGTTTCAGAATCACAGGCTATGAAGTCCTTATTACAGAAAGAGAGGATTGGGTAAGTTTGAAGAAAAAAGGAACAGACAATGTAACCCCCAAATTATATTCGAAATCCTCCCTTCTTGTGGCGAAAAGATATAAAGAAAGCCGCGATTTAGTTGAGGGATTATTACAAGAAGATAGAGAATATGAGATTTCAGAAGTGGACCAGATGATTGAAAATTATTTGAAAGGGAAGGTAGAGTAATATGCTAGGTGGAGGAACATTTACAAGTCAAAATAAGAAAATTCCAGGAACATATATTAATTTTGTTAGTGCTGCGAAGGCAGAAGGGGTACTATCAGAAAGAGGTATCGTAGCATATGCGGTAAACCTCGATTGGGGTAATGATACGGAAGTTTTCCAGATTAGTAAGGAGGAATTCCAAAGAAAATCCTTGAGTCTTCTAGGTTATGAGTACAAAGCTGAGGAGCTTAAGCCGTTCCGTGAATTATTCCGTCACGCAACGAAAGCTTTGTTGTATCGTTTAAATCCAGGAACAGTGGCTACGAATGACTATGCTACAGCGAAGTATTCCGGTATCAGAGGGAATAGCCTTAAGGTTGTGATTGGTACAAACCCAGATGAAGAAGAGAAATGGGATGTGAGTTTATATCTTGGAACGACATTAGTAGATGAACAACGAGGGATAAGAAATTCACAGGATCTTGTAGACAATGCTTATGTCATTTATAAAAAGGATGCAACCCTTACACAAACTGCCGGTACTCTTTTATCAGGAGGTACAAACGGTGAGGTAACCGGTGAACAACACCATAAATTCCTAAATGCGATTGAAGGATATCATTATCACATCTTAGCATGTGATTACGTGGATGAACCAACGAAGGAATACTATGTAGCATTTACAAGAAGATTACGTGAAGAGTTAGGAATAAAGTTCCAAACAGTCTTATTTGGTAAAGCTGCAGATTATGAAGGTATTATTAACGTTAAAAATAATTCCGCTCTAATTCCTTGGGTTGCTGGTGCACAAGCGGGATGTGGTATTAATAAGTCCATCACGAATATGACTTATGATGGGGAGTTAACTATTAAAGATACTTACTCTCAGGCAAAATTAGAGGACTCCATCGAAGCAGGTGAATTTGTATTCCATAAGGTAGGACAAGAATACCGTGTATTGGTTGATATTAATTCTAAGAAAAGTGTAACACCAGAGAAAGGTCAGGATTTTAAGAAAAACCAGACGATTCGTGTACTTGATCAGATTGGAAATGACGTTGCTTCCATTTTTAATAACAAATACAATGGAAAAATTGCAAATGATGTTTCTGGAAGAGTATCCTTCTGGTCAGATCTGGTGACTTATTTTAAAGAGCTGGTTAGTATCCGAGCAATTGAAAATTTTAACAACCAGGATATTGAAGTATTGCCAGGAACAGATAAGACGGATGTTATTGCAAATAGTGTAATAACACCGGTTAGCAGTATGGAAAAACTTTATATGACAGTGATTGTACAGTAGGAGGGTATGGATATGAATCAAATTACAATGAATGCGAAAGACACAATTTCATCATCACTTGCGGAATGTTTTGTTACAATTGGAGATGAAAGATTTAATGCTTTTCATTTTACACAGTTTGAGGCAAGCTTTAAAAAGTTAAAGCAGAAGGTGGCAATCTTAGGAAGTACGGGAAAAGGAAATAAGACAACAGGCTGGGAAGGTACTTTTAAAGCTACGATGCATTATAATTCTTCGATCTTTCGCCGTATGTTAATGGCATATAAAAACACTGGGGAGGATGTATATTTTGAAATTCAAGTTACAAACGAAGATCCTAACTCTAGTGCTGGAAGACAAACCATTGTTTTTAAAAGCTGTAATTTGGATGATGGTATCCTAGCGAAATTCGATGCTTCCAGTGATGATACATTAACAGAAGAAGTAAACGGAACTTTCGATGACTTTGAAATGCCAGAAGAATTTAAAGTATTAAAAGGTATGGTTTTATAGGGAATAATCTCATCGATTTCTAAGGACTAGTGTCCATTCTATAGATCGTTTGTGTAAGGCCGTTACTTAATAAATAAGCGTGAGAAGCGCTTTATTTTAAAATACATTATTTATGCGGAGCTAATTTTGATTCAAGGGAAATGAAATGAATCTGATCTTAGCTCTGCTTTTTTAGGATTTCAGACATCCACCATACTTTTGAAAATATGTAGAGAAACATAATGTAAAACTACTGGCCTTCATCCAAAGCGATGTAATTGTGATGTAGGTAATTTAGAGAAGATTAGAATAACGTATGAAAAATGTGAGGTATGTGAAAGCACTTAATCTAAAAAACTAAATTTTAAAAGTTATGTATAAATGATAAAAAGTGTTATTTTGAAAGGAGATTATTATGAGTTTACAGTTATTTATGAAAAAAAATAAAAAGGTGAAAGAGAATGTGTTTTATGCACCTACAAAGTCTTTACTAGATGAAAATGGCCTTCCTTTAAATTGGGAGTTTCGTCATGTATCCACAAAAGAAGATGAAGATATTCGAGAGTCCTGCACGATGGATGTGCAAATTACAGGGAAACCTGGGGCTTATCGTAAGAAAATCGATACCAATGTTTATATTGCTAAATTAGTTGCAGCCTCTTGTGTAGTTCCAAACTTAAATAATGCAGAGCTTCAAGATAGTTATGGCGTTAAGAAACCGGAAGATTTGTTAAAAGAGCTGGTAGATGATCCAGGAGAATATCAAGATCTATTTGTATTTATTCAAAAGTACAATGGTTTTGATACTTCGATGGAGGAAGAAGTTGAAGAAGCAAAAAACTAATCAATGGAGAGGATAGTGAGGCTTCTTATGCTCACTATTGTCTCCATAAGTTTCATATGCTTCCTTCTGTATATTTGAGTTTAGATCGGCAGGAAAAGGCATTTATAATAGCATCGATACAGATAAAAATTGATCACGAGAAAAAAGAATATCAGAAGATGGAAAGTAAAGCTAGGAGGTAGGCGATGGCAGATCAATCTGCATTTATAGATATAAGTCAAAAAATTTCCGATTCGATCGTAAATCAAATTACAAACGTATTTCCCCAATCAATTGGTGCTTCCGTTACTCATACCATAAATATAGAAAATATCAATATCGACATATTAAGAGAGTTTAAAGAAGAGATGCAAGAGCCAATCAATACGGGAAGCTATGAAGTAGCGATTGAAAAGATTGGTGAGGCTGTAGTAGTAATTAATGATTTGGAGGAAGCCCTTCAAAAAACAGAGAAGCAAGAACTAATCAAAGTAGAAAGCTGTGATGTAGTTATCGAAAAGGCTGGTGAGATTGAAGGAGCAATTAATAAAGTAGAGGAAGCTCTTCAAAGATCTGAGAAGCAAGAAATAATTGTGGATAACTATGATGGGGTTATTGCAAAGATTAGTGATGTCGAAGAAGCAATTAATAGAGTAGGGGGAGTCCTCGAAAAAATAGAGGGGAAAAGCAAGGACACGGGGGAAAAAGTAAAAACTACCTTTGAAGCAGTAAGAGATAATATTGGAAGTAATTTTACTGCTATGGGAAAAGGGATTAGTGCAGTTGGAAGTATCATTGATAAGGTGTCATCCTTCGGTACTAAATATTTAAATAAGATTGAAAACAGTAAGATATTAAAGACAGCAGATGCATTGTCTCGAACGAGAACAAAATTAACAGCGTTGACAGGAGGTCAGGCAGAAGCAGGTCAATTTCAGGAAAGAATTTTTGCATCAGCACAAAACTCTGGCACTTCATATGAGTCAACAGCTAATATGGTTCTTGGTCTAAATACTAAGGGTTCCTTTGCAAATAAGGAGCAGGCTATTACCTTTACGGAACTTGTTAATAAAAGTAGTGTATTAGGAGGAGCAAGCGCTGAGGGGACGAAGGGCGTACAAACAGCGATTACAGAAGCTATGGTTTCTGGGAAGCTGAGTGGAGCAGGTTTCAATAGTGTATTGGAGAATGCATATCCGATTATAGAAAACATAGCGGCATACCTTAACGAGCCAATCGAAGCAGTTCAAAAAATGGGTGTACAAGGCGAAATCAGTGCTGAGATTATAGGAAATGCCATGTTTGCATCAGCACAAAAAACAAATGATGAGTTTAGTAAAACTCCTATGACCTTTGAACAATTAATTACTTCTGTGAAAGATAAAGCTCTGATGGTATTTCAACCAGCCTTACAAAAGATAAGCGAATTAACACAGAATGAAGATTTTATGAACATGATACAAAATATGATGAATGGATTAACCTTTTTCGGTGACTTGGCATTAAAAGTTGTTGGTGTATTAACGAGTGTTGCAAGTACAATTGTTGATAATTGGTCCATGATTGCTCCAGTGATTCTTTTAATTGCAGCTGTTTTTGGAATATGGAAGCTATCCGTACTACTAAGTGATTTTAGTATTAAAAAGTTAACTGCGTCCTTACTGAGTTGTCCTTTGTTTTGGATTATTGGCATTATTATAGCTATTGTAGCAATTATTAAGGTAGTAATAGATCACATCAATAGGGTTGGAGATAAGACATATACTGTAGCAGGTGTTATTTGTGGAATTTTAAGTTCTATAGGAGCCTTTGTTTGGAACCTTTTGTTGGTGATTGGTGATATTATCCTTGGTTTTATAAATTTCTTGGTAAATCCTTTTATAAAATTTGCGAACTTTATTGCTAATTTATTTATGGATCCGGTATCTACCGTTATCTATTTATTTCAAGGAATGGCAGATGGAGTTTTAGGCATTTTAGAAAGTATTGCAAATGCGATGGACTTTGTCTTTGGTGGTAATTTAGGTGAAACGGTTGCAGGATGGAGAAGCGGTTTAAAAGATAAGGCCGATGCAGCAGTCCAAAAATATGCTCCAGAAGAGAACTTTGGTGATAAAATCAACTATCTTAATCTAACCATGGAAAGCTTTGGGTTAGAATACGTAGACTATGGTGAGGCGTGGGACAAAGGAAATGCCTTCGGTGATAAAATCAACAATCTCTTTAAAGGAAGTACGGGAGATAAAGAGGATTTTAGTGATACCTGGGATGGAATACTAAATAATACAGAGGAAATCGCTGAAAAAAATAATGGGATTCAAGATAACACGGAAAAGATCGCTCATAATACGGAAATACAGCCAGATGATTTGTCCTATTTACTTGAACTTGCAGAACGTGATGCAGTGAACCGTTTCACAACAGCAGAAGTTAAAATTGATATGGGTGGTGTGTATAATACCGTATCAAGCAAACAGAATCTGGATGGAATCGTAGATTACCTTACAGATAAGTTACGAGAAGAACTTAATAATACGGCAAGAGCTTGCAATGCTTAAAAAGTGAAGGATAATTTTTGCTTAGCAAGTTATGTATGTGCTACACACAAGTTTTGGATGCATAAAGAGTATGAAGAAATGGGGGAATTATGTATAAAGTATTCTTAAGTGATATGCTTTTGCCTGTCACACCATCAAAGATAGTTACAAAAATTAAGAATCAAAATAAAAGTATTCAATTATTGAATGAAGAAGAAATCAACCTGATAAAACCAGCCGGTCTATCGGAATTTAGCTTTACTTGTCTTCTGCCTAATGTAAGATATCCATTTGCAATGTATGATTCTGAATTTCGGATGGCAGAGTGGTACACGGAGAAGCTAAAAACCCTTAAAAATGGTAAATACGCATTTCCTTTTATCGTTGCTAGAATGTCAAATAAGGGTGAGATGATGTTTCATAACGATACCATTGTAACATTAGAAGATTATAGTATTACAGAGGATTGTGACAATGGAGTAGATTTAGTGGTAGATGTTACATTAAAAAATTATCAACCTTATGGTGTTGTCATTGTTCCATTTAAAAATAAAGGAGAAGCAGTGAAGAAAAGTGTGCGTATGAAAAGTAAAACAACACCAAAAACATACACAGTGAAGCCTGGAGACACGTTATGGAAAATAGCAAAGGAGTTATTAGGTGATGGATCAAAATGTTATAATCTTGCTAAATTAAATAACATAAGTAATCCAAATCTTATTCGAGTCGGGCAGGTGTTACGGATTGAAGATGTGAAACCTTCCACTCCGAGTGGGTCTTCAAATGTATCATTAGCTAATAAAAAGTTAAATGCAAACTCATCTAAGGATGTGACTTTGTTAACTTCGCTTCCTAGTTCTAATAAGGCTTTGGTGCCTGGAACAAAAGAGTACGCAATGGCAAAATCTTTATCCAACAACATTCCTAGTATTACAGGATCTAAAATCTGTGTTAGATAAGAGGAGGTGATTGATATACTTAGTTTAGCAATAGCAAATGGGGATTATCTATATTATCCAGCAGTACAAGGCGGTGTGAGTTGGGATACAGAACGAAAATCTTCCCCAGGAGTATTAAAATTCAATATAGTAAAAAGTTCTCTGCTTAAGGTGGAAGAAGGAAATGCGGTATTGTTTCGAGAAGATGAGAAAGATATCTTTTTTGGTTTTATCTTTAGCCGCTCCGAAACCAAGGATGATTTAATTCAAATAACTGCCTATGATCAATTAAGATATCTAAAAAATAAGGATAGTTACGTTTATACGAATTGGTCTGCAGGAGAATTAATTCAAAAAATAGTAAAAGATTTCAGTATGAACGCTGGTGAAATAACCAATACAGGAGTTAGATTATCCCGAACAGAAAGTGATACTGAATTATTTGAAATGATCAATAACTCTCTTGCGGAGACTACACTTAAAACAGGAGAGTTCTATGTTTTATATGATGATTTTGGTAAGCTTTGTTTAAAGAATAAAAATCAGATGCTTCTTGATATTTTGATTGATGTTAATACAGCAGGAGATTATTCTTTTACTACGAGTATCGATGAAAATACGTATAATTCAATTAAATTAACGTGTGAAGATCAAGATTCAGGAAAACGAAGTATCTACCTCAAAGACGATATGGAAAACATAAAGAAGTGGGGTGTTTTACAGTTTACAGAAAATGTGAATAACAAGAATACGATGAAGGAACGCGCAGAAGGGCTGTTAAAGCTTTATAATACCCCAAAAAGAACACTTCAGGTGAAGAACTGTTTTGGAGATAACAGAGTGAGAGCGGGAACTAGTGTAGTAGTTCCCCTACTGGATGAAAACGGTGTTATAAGTCCACACTTTATGATGGTAGAGAGTGCAAAACATAAGTATGCTAATGATGAACATTTTATGGATTTGAGTTTAAGGGGAGGAATTATAAATGGGTGATTTAATTCAAATCATTAAGCAGGCTGCATACGATGCGATTGAAGCGTCAAAACCAGCATGCTTTTTGTATGGTGTCGTCATAGAAACAAAGCCTTTAAATATTCAGATAGATCAGAAGTTAATCTTAACTTCTGATTTTTTGCTCTTACCAGAATACCTTACGAATCATGAAATCATATTAAAAAGCCCGGATGGTTTAAAGGCAACGTTTCTTATAGAGAATGAACTTAAAAAGGGGGAACACGTAATTTTGTTACAGCAAAAAGGAGGACAACGATTTTTTGTACTCGATAGGATGGTGATATCATGATTCCGGAGATTGATATGACGATTCAGAATGTAAAATTATCAAACCAACCAACGAAAACATATGCAATTGTTGGAGATAAGATTGTTGGAATGATTGATGATGTGGAAGCGATAAGACAAGCTATTTATCTTACTCTTAGCGTGGAACGTTATGACTATCTCATTTATAGCTGGAGTTATGGAGTTGAATTGAAAGAGCTGATAGGTAAGAATATTGCGTTTGCGTACCCAGAAATTAAAAGGCGCATTATAGAAGCTTTGATACAAGATGATAGGATTCTGGATGTTGATGATTTTACCTTTCGGAGAGAGGAAGAAAGCGTTTTAGTAAATTTTACTGTCCACACCATATATGGAGATTTGTTAGAAGAAATGGGGGTGATGAACTAATGTATGAAGAAATGACCTATGAATCTATTTTAAGTAATGCTCTAGTAAAAGTACCAGCAGATATAGATAAAAGAGAAGGATCTATGATTTATACAGCTTTAGCTCCAGCATGCGCAGAATTAGCCCAGATGTACATTGAACTTGATTTAATCTTAAATGAAACATTTGCAGATACCGCATCAAGAGATTTTTTAGTGCGTAGAGCATCTGAAAGAGGGATAAAACCGAAAGAAGCAACTTATGTAGTTGTCAGGGGAGAATTTAATATAGATATACCAATCGGATCAAGATACAGCCTAGATAAATTCACTTATATCACGAGGAAGAAACTATCAGATAGAATATATGAACTAGAATGCGAGATTTTAGGGAGTACACCGAATGGTTCAATTGGTAAGTTAATACCGATTGAGTATATTGATGGCTTAGAAACAGCTATGGTTACTGAAATTTTAATACCCGGTGAGGATGAGGAAGATACAGAACTCTTTCGAAAGAGATACCTTGATAGTTTTGACGCACAAGCTTTTGGAGGAAACTGTGCCGACTACAAGGAAAAAGTATTGGGATTATCTGGAGTAGGTGCTGTTAAGGTATATAGGGCGATGAATGTATCTGGAGAAGTGGCGGGTGGAAATGTGAAATTAACTATCCTGGATTCTTCCTTAAATAAGCCAAGTAACGTTTTGCTAAATATGGTTCAGACAGCAGTTGACCCAACGAATAATTCGGGGGATGGGGAAGGGTTTGCTCCTCTTTGGCATTTTGTTCATGTAATGGGAGCAAAGGAAACA